CGGGTTTTCTGAATTCTGTCCATCATGGCATACAGCTTACGTGCGCCAGCTTCAGTCGAGCCGTTGCCCAACTCAGAAACAATACGCGCTGGTACGACAAACTCACCGTCGGCCAAACGAGCAGGTTGCCTTTTACCTATCACAGCAGGGATAGAGTCGGACACGCCATCGCCGGGGCCACGAAGCAGTCGGCCACCATCTGAGTAGCCACCCAAGTTATACCCTGCATCAGAGATTCCACCGGAAGCCATCATGCCGCCGTTAGCAGCCCTTGGTACATAGCGTTGATTAAAATACTTCTGTTCCTGCCCAGACGGAGCGGACATGGGTGTTGGACTTGTTGCGTTGGCTTCGTACGTGTACTGCTGACCGGGATCAGAATCGCGGTATCGCGGCGCGGGTTCTTCTTTATCTTCGTCCCAAGGCACAAGAGCAGACGCGCCCATGCCGTATGCTGCGTATTTATTTTCGCTTGCAAATTTTCCGAGGTTATCAAAGCTTGCTCCGCTCTTCATAGCTTCAAATCGCTGAGAAGGAGTCATGCTTTTTAAATCGCCGGGTTGCTGGTGCAGTCCGGGGGAATTGCTAGTAATTTCTGGAGGTAAATTGGGGTTGACAGACGCAGTAGGCGTAACAACACCGGGTTGTTGGTGTAACGCGGGGGAAGTGTCAGTAATTGTAGGTGGAGGGTTTGCGGCGATACGATCCGAACCCGACAATAGATTTTGTTGCGCCCTTAAAGTTTCCGCGTTTCTAGCAGTAACGGAGGTGGGGTCTAAATTACTACCAACAGGGGGCACAGGTTTAGGAACAGACGTAGTAGCAGCATTTCGCGATACATTTCCAGCAGAGTCCACTACTAAATCCCCCCGTGCTTCGGGTACAAACTCAGGTGGTTTTGGAAAATTACTTGCATCCACAATAGGCTCAACTGGAACCGGTGCTGGGGCTACAGGGGTCGCCGCTATATCTACACCCGGCGCGGGAGTTGCGGCTGCTTCTGGAACAACCGACGATGCACCCGCTTCAGCAAATGAAGCCCCCATACCAGCGCCACCATAAGCACCTAAGCCAGCCATCAAGCCTTTTTTCAAGCTGCCCGTTGAAGCGGCATATCCGCCACCAACAATTAAAGACGCCGCCAGTGGACTAAGAGTACCGCCGGAAGCCACCGTTAAGCCTGCACCAATAGCCATCGGAAGCATACGTTGTAAGAAGCCAGCCTCGGGTAAACCCGTATGGGGGTTAATAGTTAGATGCCCACCGCCAGCCATAGCTAAGTCGTTGAGGCTCTTTACTTCCCCTTTGGACATGTGAACAAGCACTGTATCGCCATTGCGACCATGCTTTTCAAGATGTTTTGCAGCGTGTTGCAGGCTCATTTTTGCCTCGTAAATAGGGGGTTGGTTGATAGTATCATGCCTTGATCCTCAATGGGTAACTTGTTGCTACTCCGCCAGAGGTATCGTAATAAATATCACCTGCGCGAAGATTTGCAAAATCGGCTTGAGTTGGTAAGCTGATTTCGGTTGCGCCGGGAGTTGTTAAGTCTGGTTGGGCGCAAGTTAAAGCTGTGACAACACTGGCAGTGCCTACACCCTGAGACGCAAACACGGCTGGAGAAGCGTTGTCCAGTTGGTTAAAGTACAAACGCAGCACGTTGATAAGCTGATCCATGTATTGCGGGTCATAATTGTTTGGTGCTGTTGGTAAGCGCGGTTGCGTTGCGGTTTTTAATCCCATGTTTATCTCCTACCGTCAGGTCTGATGTCAATACGTGGGACACCCAACTGCCATTGGACACCAAGCTCATCTGAGCTTACTTGGAACGCCATCTGGCGACCGCGAATCCGCACATACACCTGCTGAGTGAACTCTTGGATGGCGTAAGTTCTTTGGTTCTGGTAGTTCTGTGTGCTGACAACATCAGGGTTGTTTGACGGCCCATAAGGCGCACCTGAGTTGGCACGAGGTAGTACCGTAAACATGGCAATCGGCTGATTCACATTGGAACCGTCAAAAGTCAAGTCAGGGATCAACCTCCAGACAAACCCAAAGTTATGCCCGTCACCAATGTCAAAGTCAGAAGAGGTGACCTGCGCCACAATCGGCACAGACGGGTTCACTGTGCCGTCGTCTACTCCGCTCTCATGGTACACAAGTAATGCATTTGCATTGCCGCCCGCCACGCCGTAAGTTGCTGCTATTGGGAATGAACGCAACGAACTGTCCAACCATGCTGTACGGCCTTGGCTTACGTTTTGGTAGTTGTTCCAGTCGCCATAGTACCAACTGCCTTCTAAGTGGTTGTAGATTACATAGCGGTCAATCACAGTAGAGTTAGCAGAACAATATTGCCACCATACTTCGCTGTAGCCTTCGTTTGTGCCAGCACAGAACTGATAAGCTTGCTCAAGATTGATGTCGTTAAACACGTATTCACGTAAGGTAGACGGCAGGGTCTGAACTCGACCAGAATACATGTAGAACTTGTCTGTACCCATCCAATATGTGATGTTGTTAGCGGTTGCTATCGCATTTGGCCCAGCAATAGATATGTTGTCGCCCAAAATCTGGAAGCTCCAGACATACGGCGGGCCAAGGTACTGCATGGAGTAAATGGCTGAGTCCGTCAAGATCAAAATCTCTTGGCGGGTCTGCATGGCGGTAATGATCTGTGAGCCGTGACTCAGTCGATAGCTACCCGCTTGATTTGTTACAGCCGGAAACCACGTAGCAAAACTTTCTTGGTCAGACCAACGTATCAGCAACGGGTCTTGTACGGTACTGCCGTAGTCATTAACGCCAAAAGCAAGAACAAACCTTGAAGCATCAGACACCATTACAAAGTTGGCAATCGTCGGGCATGAGGAATCTGTGGTAATTGTTCCCAATTTGGTGACAATTGAGGTGCTTGGGCCAAGGTATTGGCCTCGGTTAAATGTGCTGGCTGCTGCCGCATTTGCCCAATAATACAGCGCACCGCCGCGAGCATTAAAGATTAAATCTTCGCCAAAATTTGACTGACTCCACAAGCGGAGTTGAATACCGATGCCTGTAGCCGCAGGAGAACCCCAGCCCGTGAATGTGGTGGACTGCGTTACTGTTGCGTTGTCGGCATGGGAGGCGGCTGCGCCTGAGCCTGAGCCACTTAGTCCTCGGGTACACCCCAAGAACTGAGTTGAATTTTTACTCGTATAAGAGATATTCTCTGAGTCAATCAGGATGTTTCCGGTTGCTGAAAACGCAGTTGTATCATCCACCGTGATTGTGGTGACGGAATTGTTTATAGCCCCATTAAGTTGGTTTGTTGCCGTACCAAAAACGATACCGCCCCAAGTACCCGCACCCCAGCCCACATTCAGAGAGTAAATATCTACACCCGTTGTAATCTGATATGCAGCCACAACAGATGACCCACCGTTGCCTGAATCCCCTGCGGTCGCGTTGACAGAAGCAGTAATGGTGTATTGGTTAGAGCTAACGTAGGAAACGATCTGAAACTCTGCGTTCAGAATGGTGGCAGTGATGTTGCCGCCCAGAGATACCGCGCCACTAAATGTAACAAAGTCCCCTGCCTGCGCACCGTGGGCAATGTCCGTGACCGTGATGGTGGGGGAGCCAGTGGTTGCGGCAAAGGTGGCCTCACCTGCGCCGGTAGTAAAGCGCAACGGGGTAACGTCGTACACCAAACCGTTTGGGCCGTTTTGAATGTAGTACTTGAGGTTTGTACCTATTGCCAACAAGTTGTAGCCTGCCAAATTAAGCCAGTTCCATAGCCCCCGAGCAACACCCCAAACCGTGCCAGTTGTGGGTTTTAACGTAGATACAGTTGTCCCAGTGTCCGCTGCCCAACCGCCAATCTTCTCTGGCTGCCCCGAACGAAAGCGGATTTTATTGGACGCATAGTATCCACCCTCATTGGCGTAAGAGGTGTTCTCTCTGTTTATGCCGGGGCGGAATTGGAGTTTTTGTAAGGGCATGGCATCAAGCTACTAGGCCGGGAACATATTGCGTTTTACCAGCGACCTTCATAGCGGTCAACTCCTGTTTTTTCAGGTTGTTTGGGTCATACGAAACATGCACCCAGCCACTATCAGGTATGCCGGGGGTGTAGAACTCAAGGATGAGTTGGGTGTATTCTAAGTTATCCATGATCCATTGCGCAAGCTCTGCGTTGGGTACGCCCGGAATCTCTATATCGGCTGCTTGACCTTTGACATGGTCTGAGGACTTCGACCCTCCGGTGGCTTGGTTGACGGCTGAAGCGCGGAACCCAGAATTACACTTCACACCCTTACCAAAGTGGTTACGCACAGGCTGGAGAACCTTCTCCGCCAAGAGCTTCAAGGACGCAATCTCGGCTTCACCGGGGGTATTGTCCAAGCCCATGCGCAGGGCGGTCTCGGACTTAGTTAGTTCGTGTAATGAAAAGTTTGCTGTCAGGTTCATTGCTTTTTCTTTCAAGTTTAATTTCCATGTCTACACAAACTACCTCAACTGTATTGCCCTGCTTAGTAATTTCAATTTTTTGTTGAGCAATTTCTTGTTCACACTTTTGCTTGTCTAGGGTGTAAATCTCGGACTGGAAAAACTTACATTCCAATGCAATACAGATGTACAACAAGGGAATGTAGATCGTCATTTCATGTTCCTCATTTCGTTGTATTGGTCAATACAGGCGTTGAGACTGCGGATGGCTTGGTCGCCTCGGCTGGCGAGATCGACAAGAGATTCAGCAATTCTTGGGTCAAGCTCGGCTCTTGTTTCTGTATCTCCAGCGGGAGCGGGGGTATCTTCGGCGGCTGGTACGTCGCACTCGGGGGCTTGGACAGGAACGAACAGCCTGAGCTTGCCAGACACAATATCATTACGAAGCTTGTTTTCTTTAACTTTTGCAACATCGTTGGCTTTCCTTAAAGTTTGGGCGTATGT